CCCGTGCCCGGTCTGCTGATAGACTCCCGCGGCCACCGCCTCGACCACGCCCGCGCCCCACGATCCGAACCCGGTAGCCGTCAGAACCGTCGATGCATCCGGAAACCGTTGCGTCCACGCGCCACCGCTCGTGTTCACATCCGGAGCTCCCAGCAGTTCCTGCGAGAACGCCAGCGTCATGGTCTGCCCCGCCGCATGGACCAGCCCGGCGAAGTCCGCCAGGTAATCGCTGAACCCGCGATTCAGCGGAGAGGCCTGCGACGCGTCCACCGCCCACGTCCCTTCGTTCCCCACCGCGATATCGCCCGTCATCCCGATGGTGCCCGTCGCCCCCGGCGATGCCGACACCGACATGGTGAACCCGTTGATCGGGCTCAAGCACGTCACAGTGAATTGTCCGGCCCCCGGCCCTGGCGCCGCGCACACGCCCACGAAGGTTCCGTTGACCGCATCCACCAATCTCTGAGCCAGCGTCGTCGCCGTATCCGCCGGATACGCGGCCGCCCCCAGGCTCGTTCCCGCAATATCGAAGAAGAACGCGTCCCCGTCGCCGAACCCCGTTCCCGTGTTGAACGGCCCCGTGATCGTCACGGTGGCCTGGTGGAAGTGCCCGCCGTTCCGCACCCGCTCCAGCGCGAAAAACACCCCCGCATAGAAGTCGATGTCTCCCTGAAATCCCATCTGCGAGAGCACCCACAGCGCCCGCGCCGGCGGAATCTTGTAGGTCTGGTCGGTATCGTAGTCGCACGCGCAATTGACGGCCGCAAACGTCATTCCCGGCGATGCCGGATCCGCCAACACCGCGGCCTGAAGAAAATCGAAGAGGCACGCCCCCGACGCCACCGTGAGCACCACCAGGTGGATTCCCGCCGCTACCCCGCTCGCAATCAGCCGCCGCCCCGCGAACGGCGAGAGCGCATTGGCGTAGGTGCTCACCGCGACCGGAGCCCCGTTGTCTACCGATACGCTGAACCCGCCTCCGGAGGCCGATAGCGCCGTCCCCAGGTACAGGTCATGCGTATATTGGCACGAGTAGGCCACTGCCACTGAGTCGCCGGCATGCGCCGACCGCCGCGCGAACCCCTGGAAGTAAAACCCGGCTTCCAGCGTCCACCCGCTCCCCGCGTAAGAGGTCCAAGCGTCCCGGCTCCCGACAGTCACCGATCCCGCCCCCGCGATCTTCAGCGGCGTCACTCCGCCCGGATCCACCACCGTCCACCCCGAGAACACCGCCGACCACTCCATCGGCGCATACGCGACCAGCGACGGATTCACCGCCCCCGAGTCGTAGTTCAGCCACGGCGCCAGAGTCAGCCAGATCTGCCGGCAACTCCCCAGCCCCAGCGCCGAGAAGTCCAAATGGAAGTGCATCGACGTAGGGTCCGCCCCGCCCGTCAGTTTCGATGCCCCCGCCGGCGTCAGATAGCACGTCCCGGTCTTGTGCATCTCGAGCAGATCCACGCCATTCCCGTCGCGCCCCGCCGGCGCCGTCACCGTGAACTGCGCCCCCGCCTGCGTGGCCGTCAGGTACCCGCTCCCATTGATCTGCGCTACCAGCGCCGCTGCCACGTCGCTGCAACTCTCCCCGGCCGCCACGATGTGATCGAACACCACGTTCCCCAGGTACACCAGTTGCACCCGGTCATAGATCATCGGCGCCCCGTTGACGGTATAGGTCCGGCTCGCCGCGCTTCCGCCCGTGGTGGAAGTCGGCGCCGGCAGCGCCACCGTCCCCGCCGCCTCCGCGCTCGTGATGTAGCTCAGCTTCCCCCACGGCACGCTCTGGTACTTCGCGCTGATCGGCGACATGCACCCCGTGAGCGCCAAATCGAAATCCAGAGTCACTCCCGCCAGCGAGAACCCCGGCAGATACCGCGACGTGAGTAAGTGCCCGAACAGATCGTCCGCGTCGAACAGCACCAGCACCGCGAAGTCCGCTTGGTCCGACCAGCACCCCGAAACAGTGAACCCGCCCGCCGAGGCCTGAGTCATCGCCGCCACAGCCCCCCGCCGGTCAAATCCCCGCAGGTACATCGTCCGATGCGGCTGTAGCTTGGCAATCGCGCTCATTGGACTGTCACCGTCAAATCCGATCCCGGAAACGTGGTCCCGACGCCGGTAATGTCCACTTCCCACCAAGCGCCCGCCGGCACCCCCACCTTGGTGGTCTGCGTATCCGACAGCTTCCCCGGCGCCACCGTGAACGTCGCCACTTCGGTGGCCGCTCCCGGCGCCGTGTAGTACGACAACACCACCACCAGGTTCGCTCCCACCGGCGCCTGCTTCACGTCCACCCGCAGCACCGAGGGCGTCACACTCTTCAGCACGTAGGTCTTCGGCGCCAGGTCGCTCCCAATCGCCAGCGTCCCCTTCACGCTCAGCGAATACGCCGCCGCCCCCGCCGACCCCCGCGCATCCGCCCCGCTCGCCTTCAGCAGGTCGTTGAAGAACCCGATCCACGGCGTGCTCAGCGCCTTGAACCCCTCCCCCTGGAACATCGCCGATTGCGCCGGCACAGCCCCCGTCGGCATTCCGCTACCCCGTCCCCTCAGGGGGTATACTCTTAGGCATGGACCATCCTGACGCGAAATTCTTCAAAGAGCGCGAAGACCGCATCGCCCAGTCCTGCGGCCAAACCCTCGAGCGCGAAGTCCGTACCCCCCTTTGTGAGCGCGTAGCCCGGCAACTCAGCGAGTCCCGGCGCCACGAGCAAAAAGCTGAGCGCCTCGCCGAACTCTCCGATCTCCTAGAGAAACATCCGGACTTCGCGCGCATCCTAGACCTCGTAGAAGAAGTTCGGGGCTGACACCCGCCCGCCAAGACTCTCTTCTCCGCGCTCTCCGCGTCTCCGCGGTGAATGCTTTCCCTACCCCGTCCCCTCGCTGAACTCCAAATACATCCCCACGATCCCGATCGCCGCCGCCGCCGCGCTCACGCTCACCGCCGCCCGCGTCGTGAACGTCAGGCACCGATCGTCCGAGTAACTCAGGGTCACATTCCCCGCGCCGTCGTCATCCACCTGGTAGATCCGGTCGCGCGCCGCTCCGCATCGCAGCCACCGCACCCGCGGAGGCGCCCCCTCGACGTTCGCTTTGGTCGTGTCGCAGTCCAGCTCAACCAGCGAGTAGAACCGCCGCTTGTTCTCATTGCTGAGGTGCGGCGCCCGCCGCCGCCGGTGAATCGCCACCCCGTTATCCTGCACGTAGGCCGCGGACATCACGTAGATGTTCCCGTTCTGCCAGTCCCCCACGTAATGCACTTCGTTCGGCGTCCCGATCCCGATGCACGCGTGGTACGCCCCGCGCTGCCGATTCCACCCCGTGCCGCTCACCGTGATTCCCGGCCCGGTCTTCGTGCTCGCAAAGGTCGCCGTAAACGTTCCGCTGCCGGTCGCCGTTACCACCACGGTTTCGCTGTTCGATCCGTTGGCGTTCGCCACCACAAGCGAGGTCCCCACCGCGATATTCGTCATCGCCGCCGGCGTGACCGTCTGCGATCCGGTCGCCACGTTCGCCGCTATGGTGGTCGCCACGATCCCGCCCCACCCGCGCTCGTGCCACTCGCCCAGCGTCGCGTCGTAGACCCAGGTCGCATTCGCCGTCGGGAAGTTGATCACCCAGAACTCGTGCCCGTCTTGGATGACCACGTAGGCCACCGCGTCCGCCACGGTCGCGTGAGCCCCCCAAGCTTTCTCGATGGCCGCCGTGCTGACCCGCGCCGGCGAATACCCCGTCGCCAGAATGGCCACGCGCTCTCCGCGCCGGACATCCCCGCCGATCCACGCCACCCCGTTCGACAGCCGGCAAACGCTCCACGGCGCCTGGACCCCGATGTGCATGAAGTAGCTCGGATTCGGCTGGAACGGGTTAGTCCCGCTGCCCGTCCCCGTCCACACCTCGCCCGATTCCAGCGCCCCCATGACATAAAGCTGCTTGTGGTCCGCGAGAATCGCCGCCACCGCGTCCGGGTACGCTTCTTTCGAGAGATACTGCAACGGATGCCACATGGTCCCGTCGTTCACATCGGAGTAATACACCACCTTCGTGCCCGGTTCCGCCGCAAAAAACGTGCTGTCCAGGAATGCCCCCATGCTGGCCGTCACGTACGTGCCGAGCCATTCGATCCCCGTTCCGCCCGTCGATCCCGCCGTCCCCCACGAGGTAGTCCCGGTGGCCATCCCGTTCGAGTCCACCGCCGTGATGACGTTGCTCTGGACCGTGAACCCGGTCCCGCCCGTAACCTGCACCGTCTTCCCGATGTCGCCCGCGTCGAAGATCCCGCCCGTGTCTCCCGTGAGCCTGCCGGTGCTCAGGTCGATCACCAGGTCGTAGAGCAGGCTGGAGAACTGGCACTTCACCGCGCCCGCCCCGTTGTCGCACCAGGCGTACCCGTTCGAGACCACGAACAGTTGGTTCCCGTTCGGGATCATCTGCGCCGGCAGATTGTCATTGCCGACATCCCCGTGATCCACAAAGGTAGTCGGCCCCGTCACTTCATACAGGTGCGACCCCCCGATGCCGAACAGCCGCTGCTGCCCCGGCCACAGCCCACGGCAAGGCGACGTAGGCAAGGTGCCATAGAGCGACAGCCCCGGCGTCGGCGTGAGCACCCGCCGCGCCTTCTCGTCTCCCTGCACCAGATCCGGGTAATAGTTCATCGTCCTTTGCGCCGCCGCATTCAGCGATGGAAACGAATAGAACCCGGAAGTGAACCCCTCAAACCGCATAAGCCGCGGGCGAAGCCCGCATCCTTCCCCTGGCCCCCGGCCCCCGGCCCCCATCAGTATCCCCGGGTCCGGTAGTTGAAACACGCCCTCCCGCCCCCGCTCCGCGGCATCCCCGAATCCCGCGTGCTCATGTGCGGCGCTCTCGAGTTCATCCCCTGAATCCCCGCCCTCGCGTTCCTCGCCATCACCACCACCGCCTGCGGAACCGCCGCGTTCCACTGCGGCCCCACCAACTCCGCCAGGCTGTACAGAAACGCCGCGTAGTACCCCGGCGGCACAACGATCACCGTCGCCAGCGACGCAAACGCCGCGATCTGCTGCCACGTCAAAAGCTGCAACAGGTACGGCTCCGTCGGCTGCCCCCAGAAGTAAAGGTTCGCGTTCGGCACCGCGTAGTCGCAGTACATCTTGCTCGGCAGCGTCACCGGCAACTGCTCCACCGTGATGGCCGCCCACTGGTCCACGTCCAGGATCTCCAGCGGATAAAACACCCCCGGAGTCACATCGTTCAGCACGATGTTGGCCCGCTCGATGCGCGTCGGCCGCGCCGCCGTGAAGTCCGCCCCCGAGGGCCCGATGGTGTACACCGCCGGGTTGACCGCATCCGGCGCCGCCTTCCCCGTGAAGGCGTACTCATCCATCCGCGTGGTATAGACGAAGGCCTTCCTGGTGGTCCAGTAGTCCACCAGGTTATTCAGCACGATCAGCCCATCCGCCAATTCCGATGGACACAGCCCGCCCCCCGCCCGCAGCTTCCCCAGCGCCTTAGCCGCGGCGTTCAGCATGTCCGCGACGTTCACGTCTGCCTCACAGCCCTGGCCCCCGGCCCCCGGCCCCTGGCCCCTGCGGCGAAGCCGCCGGCACAGCCGTGCCCAGAATCTCCGCCGACAGCGCCGCGATATCCACCATCGCCTGCTGCGCCAGTTGCGGCAACCCCTCCGGAATCGGCCGCCCGAACGGAAGGCACAGCTCCAGTGCGAACGCGATCACCAGCGCCCGTTCATACCCCAGCGGCAGCGCCACCGCATCCGTCAGATTCACGAACGCGGTAATCTGCTCGTAGGTCCACAGCAGGCAGCTCCCGGCAGTCGGCTTCGGTGTCACGTAGACTATCCCCGTCGGCCACCCGCCATCCCAGTACAGGTCCTCGATGTAGATCCCGGTCCGGGTCAGGTCCGCCATGCCTGCCCACTGCTCCGCCGTGACCACGCGCGCCTCTTTCTGCACACCGTTCGCCGCCACCGTCGCCGCCGCCTTGACCTTGATCGGGCGCACCGTCGCCGCCCAGACCATCGCCGGCCCATAGGTATAAGACCCCGCCCCGCTCAGGGCATAAGTCCCCTGCTTGATCCCGATCGGCGACAGTTTCCGCGCGCTCCACCCATCGAGCACCCGGTTGACCACCCGCAACCCGAACGTCTGATCGTCCGTCGAAACCGTCTGCCCCGGCCCGTACGCGTTGATATAGAACAGCGCGTCGGCAATGATGTCCGACACCAGTGAGGCCATCGCGCCCTACTTCTTTTTCTTCGCTTCCAGCGCGTCCACCCGCGCCTCCAGCGCCGCGATCCGATCGCCGACCGGGTCCGCCTCCGCCTCCGGAGCCTTCTCCGGAATCGGCTTCTCCTGCCACCCATCCTTCAGGTGGTTCTTGTGCTCAGCCTCATCCTTCACGACGCGTTGCCCCTTCTCGGGGTGGTAAATCATCCGTGGAAACATAGAACTCTCTCCTCTTTTCTCCGCGTCCTCCGCGTCTCCGCGGTGAACAAAAACGGGGGCGCCTCAGGCACGCCCCCCAGGGAAAATGCGCCTCAGAAGATGCGCGTGAACGTCATGCTCGAGCCCACGTAAACGCTCGCCGTGTCCGCGTGCGACGTGTGCTGCGCGCCCTGGAACTGGATCGTCCCGCCCGTTCCGACCACCACCGTCCCCTCGATCACGGTGCTGATCACTACTCCCGCGGCGCTATCCATCCACAGGGTCTGATCCGTGGTCGTCGTCCCGTGCGTTACGACTACCCCGGAGGCCGTGAACGCCCTGGCCGTGTACTCAATGCTGGTGAGCACCGCGGTGGTCAGTTTGAACGCCATCTTGATCCCGGTGTTCGCCGTTGCGATCCCCGGAGCGTTCACGTAGAACCGATACGTTCCCGGAACCACCGTAACCACCATCCCCGTGACGTTGCTCAGGGTGGTGCTGCTGTTCCAGCTCACCGTCGCCGTGCATGCAACTGTTTGCGGGATGGTGTTGATGAGCCGCCATTGCGACGCGATGCAGTGGAACATGTTGCCGTTGCTGATGTTGATGAACGGCAAAACCAACTCCGCGGTAGCCGTGCAAGCGCCGTGCTTGTCGCTGCCGTAAGCGCCGCCTCCTCCCGCCCCGCCGAAATAGCTGGGCGGGCCCACGTACACCGTCGCCCCGTTGAGATGCGCGCTCGCTTGCGTGCCCCAGGCGCCGCGCACCACGCGCACCCGCCCGGTTGTGGAGTTCAGCACCGCTACCACATCCATCGCCTCGAAGTCCACGTACAGCAGGGTGGTGTACTGCCCCACCGAGTTCTGCACGAAGCCCGCCACCGACGTCAGGTAGATTACGTCCGTCGACGCGCCCGGCGTGGTGCTCGAATCCGTCCCGGTCAGAGCCGCGGAAAGCGTCGTCGATGCCAGCGTGGCCTGTGCGTGCAGGCATCCGCTCGATACCAGCAGCACAGCCAGCGCCAAAGTCAATTGCTTGAGTGTGTGTTTCATGGTCTGTGTGTCTCCTTTCGATGCCTGCTAGTTCAGGCTGGCGATCCGCACCGCGCAGTTATCCGGGTACAGGTTGCCAAACCCCAACAGCACGTCGAACCGGTTGATCATCTTGCGCGTGGTGGGATCCATCATCCGCAGGAAAGCCACCGAAATCCCGGTCTTCGGGTCGCGAGCCTGCGAAGACATCTCGCAAGCCTTCGGGATCTCCAGCTTCACGCCCACCAGGGCGAATGCGTCCCGGTTCAGCGCCAGGCCGTTGATCCCCGACAGTCCGCTCGGGGTGGTAGTGCCCGGCCACAAGGTGAGCGCCGCGCCGTTCGCCGGCAGAGCGTCCACATTCTGATACTGGCTTGCAGGCCCGCAGAGACCCTGCGTCCCGGCTGCGATTTGCAGCGTCGCCGCCGAGCCGGCCCCCACCGCGTTCGCCGTGATGAGGATGTGTTTCAGCGCTCCCGTGGAACGCCGCGTCCCCGGGTTGGCATTGTTGACTCCGGCTACCGTGATAACGTCGCCGGCATTGAAGGTGTCCCCCGTCGTGCAGGTCACCGCCAGCGTGGTCGCTCCCTCCACCGAGGCCGCGCTCATCGTCACCGCTCCTGCCCACGTCCCCGCCATGTGCCTGTAGAGGGATACCGATTCGTCCCACTCAAACCCCTGCGCGAAGCCGTAGTACCCTTCCCGGAATGCCTCTGCCACTTCGTCCCGCGGGTTGAAAACCAGCAGGTTGTTACTCACGATCGTCCGCATCATCTGCGGCGACACGATCATGACTTTCTTCCCCGGTGTGCAGGCGTTCTCGATCAATCGAGCCCGCGCCTGCCCGTATACGTCGAACGAGATCGGCGTGGTGCCGAGCGCTCCTACGACGTTGTTGGTGTTACTGTGCGCCCACGCAGCCGCCCGGGAGTCGATCTCCTGGGCGATCTGCTCCATGGCCGGATCCAGATACTCCCGTTTCACGGCCTCGCGTCCGCGCTCCAGTTTCAGCGCCTGCTCGACCGAATCCCATTCGAAGTCGACGCCGAAAATCTGATTGCACACCACCGTCGTGTAGCGCCGGTCGATGGACTGCGGTGTGTACCCCAGGCCCGACCGGATTTTGAACCGTTGCGGGAGTTTCACGCGGACGCTCTCGCCTACCGCGAACTCCCGCGTGAACTCCTTGTTGTAGTCGGTGTTGAAATTACTTGCAATCGCCAGCTTGTTGACCAGGGTCCGCAGACCCTCCATGGTCAACCAGTCGACGACTTGAAATGTGTTTGCCACGTTCTATGCCCTTTTGCGCGTCAGTCTTTTTTCTTGATCGCGCGAGCGTTCATGATGCGTATGTACGCACCCGTGTCGCCCTCTGCGAGCGCCTGCTCGGCTTCGTCCACGGTCGACCCGGCATTCGTGCCCGCCAGTTCCGTAGCCGGCGCCTTCGCCGCGCTCGTGCGTTTCGGTTGAGGAGACGATCGCTTTTCGTCGTCTGTCGCTTTGCTGAGCTTCGCTTCCAGGCGCGTGATCTCCCGCGCCAGCGCCAACGGAGAAAGCGCCGCCACTCTCTGGGCTTCCGCGTTCGGCAGCCTGTAGAGGTGCATCACGATCTCCGGCCCGACTTCGGATTCCAGGATCAGCTCACTCACGCCTTTGGCCGTCACGAACTTGCCGATGATCTCCTGCGCATCGGCATACTCCGGATCGTCCGCCAGCGCCGCCTCAGCCCGCGTCTTATACGCCGCCTGAAGCTCGGTGAGTTTCCCCTGCTGCGCCGCCGCCGCGCGATCGCGGTCAGCCTTGCCCGCCTTCCAATCGGTCAGCTCCTCGATGTACTTGAGCTTGGCCGCCTCCAGCTCTTCCCACGTCCCGGTCCAAGTCTTCGGATCGGGGGGCACGGGCTTCCCGTCATCTGCTGGCTTCGCGGTGGCTGATTCCGCGACTTTCTCAGCCGGTTTCTTCCCAGCAGCGACCTCGGCGCGCAACTCCGCGCGTTGCCGCAGCAATTCCTGAATCTCGCTCCCCAGCTCGGCCTTCCGTTGCTCGGCTCTCCCTGGTTTCGGCTCCTGTTTCCCTCCGGTGTCCGTCGCCGGTGCGATTGTTTCAGGCTTTGCAGCCTCGGACCCTTCCTTCGCGGCCGCCGGTTCCGCGCGCGGCTCCGCCTCATCTTTCGGCTGTGGCGTCCCCTTCATCAGCCACTCCGACCGTTGCTTCTCGGTGAAAGTGTCCAACGAATTCTCCGCCGTGGCTGACGAGTCCACCTGTGTTTCGTCTGGCATAGAACGTGACTCCTTTTACAGCTCGCGGTTCTTTTCACGCCTTCCCGCGATAGGCGAATTGTCCTGCTCAAACTCTTGCCCTTACTGAGCCGCGACCGTCAGGGAGCGGTTGCCGGAACCGGCGCGGCGCCCACTGCCGGCGCCGGCGTGCTCAGCGCAGCCAAGCCCGCCTCATGCTCCCTCAACGCCTGCGCGTCCTGCATCTCAATCGAGTGCTGAATCGCGGCCACCTGCTGTTCCAGCCCCACAATCGAAGCCTTAAGCCCCGCGTTCAATTCCGCGATCCGGATCTGCGCCTGAATCTCCATCCGCTTGGTCTCTTCGACCATCGCCGCGATGGCCTGCTTCGACTGAATCTCCGGCATCTTCGCGTCGAGCTGCTGCTTCAACTCCGCGATCACCGCCGCCTGCGCCATGAGTTGCTGTTTTTGCTGCGCCATCAGCGCCTGCGCCTGCGGCGGCAGCGGCGGCCCGCCCTGCCCTTCCTGCGCCGCGACATCCGCCGGCGTCAACCGCTTGGCGATCTCGTCTCCAATCGGGCCCAAGTTTTTCAGCTTCACTACCAGATCCGCGATGCGCGGGAACACCTGCTGGTTCTGCGCCAGCGCATCCGCGAACTTGGAAGCCTCATCCCGCTGCGATTGCGAGCTCGGCCCCGTAGTGATCGAAACGCTGTGTCTGCCCGAGCCGATCTTGTAGTGGTAGGTTTCCCCCGTCTCCGGATCCGTGAACGCCTCGTTGATCCGCACCACCTTGTGCTTGTCTCCTTGCGTCCGCGTCGCCACGTCGCGCACCGTGTCGTAGGTGTAGTCGATCTGATCGTCGAGTATCCGCCCGACGTCCTCCAAAAACCCGTCGAAGTTGTCAATGAAGTGAAAGCTGCCTTGCGATGATTGATCGTCCAACCTCCGAATCGCGATGCCCGACTCCCCTGCGCTGTCGTGCCGGCCCACGCTCGCGTTGTACATCCCGAGCGCCGACTGAATCGCCCGCCGATAGCTCTCCGCCATCCCCTCGACCGCGCCTAGGGGCGCCTCCCAATGGTTCCATTGGGGCAACGGCAGAACCGTCTCTCCCGTAGCTTCGGTCTTGGCCTTGATCTGGACGAAGGGGATCGGCACGCGGCCGAGTTGCGCCAGCTCCTCTTCGTGCCCCTCGAACTGCCCCTCGTAGCCCATCAGCAGGAACTTGGGCAGCATCCCCAGCAACTCGATCCCCGTGGTCTGTGCATAGCAATACGCCATGAACGGCCCGCGCGCCAGCCGCACCAGCGATTCGATCACCAGCTTCGACCCCGCGCCCTGGTCCACGTACTTCTCTTTGCCGTAGCACCCGGCCACCGGGATCAGCGTGCCATCCTGCGGGTTCTCTTCCAGGATCTCCACGCCGTTGGTGATGTACTGCATCACCGTGAGCCTTTCGCTCTCGCGCGAGTTCAGCAGTTTGTGCCTGCCCTTCGGCACTATCACCCCATCGCCCAGGTCGCATTCCTCGGCCAGCGTCACCGTTTCGCCGTCGCCCGCCGCCGATGGCAGTTCGTCCTCGAACACCTGCAACCCGCCGCCGACATCCAGGCTCAGCAGCGTCCGCGACTCGCTCTCGATCCGCCAGTATTCGGCGACTTGGACAAAATCGTCCTTCAGCCACATCGGAAGGTCGGCGATCATCTCCGCCGAGAAACTCTTCACCTCCGCTTTCGGCCAGCGCTGCTTGAAGTCCGCCAACCGGACCATGTCCACGATGAACAGCTTCTTACGGTCCGACCGCCCCCGCTGCTTCGCGTCAGGATCGTCCCACACCGAGTTGGGATTGTTGATCGCCCCAATGACCAGCTCCTGATCGAACGAGTCCGGCGCCACATACCGCTTGGACACGCGCGCGTACCCATAGCTGCGCTGCGCCACGTTCTCCATCACGGTGGCGTAGACCGCCTGCGCCTTGCTCGCGTACTCCACCTGCCGGATCAGATTCCCGCGGAACTCCGCCGTCTTGTCGGTCGCCCCGCTGCCCGTCGGATCGACCTTCACCGACCGCTTGTTCTGCCGCACGTCGTTGATGAGCTGATTGAGATACTGGTTCAGCTCATCGAACACCACGCAGGGCCGATCCGCCGCGTCGCGCAGCTTCTTCTCTTTCGGATCCCAGGGGTCCCCCGACACGTACCGCATGTCCGTGTCGCCCTCTTCGCGGGTTTCCTTCCAGAACCGGACGAAGTAGTCAAAGTCCTCCCGGATCTCCTTGAGCAACGCTTCGTTTTTGCGGCCCAGATTCGACATTCAATTCACTCGAACAGCGAGAGCAACTCCGCTCTGACGCGAAAGAACCGCGCGCACTCCCGGCACGTCTCCTCGCTCCCCCCGGCGCAAATCTCCCGCTCCGACCGCGAGCGCCTGGCGTGCTCGAGCAGATACTCGAGCTGCTCCCGCATCACGGCCTCTAGGACCTCGCGCGCCACCGGACCCGCGCTCACTCCAGCGCGTTCCCCCCCGCGCGCGGCTCCGCTGCCGCGCCCGAAGCCTTGATCCCCACGTGCTTCGCAATATGCGCCAGCACCTTGGCCCCCTCGCCCGCGCCGAAAGGATACTCTTCGTCGGGATGGCTCGCACCAGGCCCGGGGTTGTATTCGAACACGTGCGTCACGACGTGGCCGCCGTTCTTGCCCTTGACCACTTTCAGGTGACTCAGGACCTTCGGCCCCGGGCCCTTCGGCCCCTCCGCCCCGGCCCTCTCCTCGCGGAAATTGTAAGCGTGTCCCATTCACCCTCCTAGAATCCGGTTCGCCTTGGCGTCGATCCGCCCCTTCGCCGACCTGGACAGCTTCCCTTTCTTCACCATCTGGGTGGCCCGCGCCTTGGCATTCGCCGCGTGCGACCGATCCGGCATCGGATACTTCCGCTTCTCCGGCAGCCCGAACACCGACGCCGCCAGCGCCTTCCGTTTCTTCGCCGTCAGATCCCCCACCGGTCGCGCCTTCGACGCCGCGGGCGCGCTCTTCTTCTTGCCCTTCGGCTTGGATCGCTGCGCCTGCCCGCCCCGCCGCCAGTCATACGCATAGCTCGTCATGGTGTCCTTCCCCGGGCCCCCTGGCCCCTGGCCCCCGATCCCCGGCCCCCGATCAGCTCCACGCCGTCGCCCCCCGGTACACCGGCGGCCTCTTCGGCGGTTCTTTCTTCGGCGCCTTCATCCCCACCGCCAGGTACCGGAACGCGTCCGCCGCGTGCGAAGCCTCATCATGCAGCGGCTCCCTGGTCGGCATCCCCAGCGTCTGGATCTCGCCGTACCGGTACCGCCGCAGGTATTGCAGCCCATCCGCGCACTTCTCCGCGTCGAACCAGCACTGCGGGAAAATGGTCCGCGCCGCGTTGATCCCGTCCGTGACCGAAAGCTGCGGGACAATCTGCACCTTGCGCCCGGCCTCCCGCATCAGCTCTTCGATTGACCGCCCCGTCCCCAGGCTGTGCGCCTTGGCATCGTGTGGCAGATAGTCCGTGCCGTACACGTAGCCCTTCGCCTGGAGCAGCTTCAGGTAATGACCCAGCGCTTCCCCCCGCCCCTCGGTGAAATCGATCAGCCGATACTCCCACGGGAACACCTGCACGAACCAGATCGTCGTCAGATCCCCGTAGCCCAGGTCCCAGAAGGTGTGGACCGCCTTGGTCGGATCGTACGCCACCCGCGTGATCCGCCCGTCCTGCTCCGCCTGGGCCATCTCCGCCCCGTAGATCGCCCCCGCCAGCGCCGCCTTGGTCGCGCCCCCGTAGATGTGCTCGAACGCCTCCGGGTCGCTCACCCGCAGCGCCTCGATCCTCCTGCGCGAGGTCTCCGACAGCCACCTGTTGTCGGCGTAGCTGGTCCTCACCACCACCGCGCCGGCCGGCGGATTGACCACCCATCGCAGGTACGAGTCGTCGGTCGCCAGTTCCGGGTTGAGCGACACCCAGATCTCGCTGCCTTCCTTGCGCACCGTCGGCAGCACCACTTCCCACGAATTCCGCGAGACGTTGGCCGCTTCCTCCACCCACACACCATCGAGAGCCTCATAGCTCTTGATCTGGGTGACATTGTGCTTCAGCCCGGCGAAGACAAACTCGCTGCACCCCGGCCGCTCCAACTTGCGGCCGTACATCCCGGCCTGGTGCGCCACCGTCCCGACAATCCGCGCCCGTTCCACCCGGTAGAACGCGCTCAGCCCCAGCCGCGCGATCTGATCCTCGAGCAACTGGTGGACCGACTCCGCAATCGACTGTTGAGTCTCCCTGGCGCACAGCCACCGGAGCTGATGCTGCGCTCCCATGACCAGCAGCGCCCGCGCCATCGACCACGATTTGATCCCGCCGCGCCCGCCGAACAGGATCTTGTAATCGTGCGGCTCGAACAGAAACCGGACCTTCGCCGGGAACTCGGCCCTCAGGGCTCCACAAACACTACTTCGAGCGTCGCCCGAATCGGCCCCCCGCCGGCCCCGGTCACTTCCGCCGTCTGCCGGTACTTCTCCGGCTTCGCCCCGCGCAGCAGGAACTGCATCAGCCCGCCGTCGAACCGCTTCACGCTTCCGCATTTCCCGCCCTGGTAAAACACCGGCTCTCGCCATCCGACGCTAGCGCGCTTGACCGCGACGCTCTCCAGGTAATCCGCCGCCTCCACCTGGGCCCGCTGGAAAGCTTCCTTGTACTTCGAGTACTTCTCCAGCCACCGGTAATGCTGCCGCGCACTGATGCCAACTGCCTTGGCCGACCAGGTGATGTTACACGTCCGCCGGTACGCCGCCAGGAACGCCCGCGCCTTAGCCGCCGTGCTCGGTCGCCTTCTCGCCATACATCCGCAGCCGGCAGACCTGCTCACTCACGAACTCACCCTCGATCCACTCCCGAAGATCCGAGCGCATCTTCATGTTCAGCGCCGTCCAGATCGCGTTGGCCAGAAGCCCCACGCCGGCGACAATCGCTGTCATCCACACTGAGTTCATGTCGGAGATTTTCCTCCTCGATACATCAGGTAGCCGGTCGCCATCAGCACCAGCGCCACCCCGATTTTGACGAGCTCCCCGCACGGCACCGCTTCCCACCGCACGGTCGCCAGCATCGCCAGCCCGGCCCCGCCGCCCGCTACCGTGCTCATCAGATCCTGCTTCTCCATCTCTCACCTCCAGACGCGCTTCAGCGTCCACACGTGCAATGGATTCTCCGGAGTGTCCCGATCGTGCGAGTACCGCCGCGGGTTGCCTCGGCGCGGCGGCCTGGCCGAGTCATCCCCCACCGAGCACAACTGCACCTCGACCGCCCGCCCATCCCGGTGTCGCCGGATCACCCGCGCATTCGGGGCGCGCTCCAGCCGCGCCACCCGCGCCGGCCCCGCCAGCTCGACGCACTTCAACCCACACATCACCGGCACGAGTTCAGCGCGCATGGTTCCCCTCGCCTTACAACGACCGGGGTAGTTTTCAGCCCGCTCCGCCAGGCTCACTTCCGCAGGATCGGCACCGCCCTCAAGTGTCGCGGACCCCTGCGCTCCAGCACGCTGTATCCGTCGCCCGGCAACGCGTTGATCGGCACACTGCACCTCGCCAAGAACTTAGTCGGCCCCCAGAGCTTGAGCAACTTCTTCTTCGCGGCGAGCGTCATCACCTGCTGTTGATCCCGCGGCGTGATGAGGACTCTCCATCTTTTGCCGGCCTCAGTCGCGCCTTCGTCTCCCGACAGCCCGGCGTGCCACCCCAGGATGATCGCTCGCACGGCTTCTCTGCGGGCGATCAGTGGTTTCAAAGGCGCAACCTGAGCCTCCAATCGCCCGAATTCATCGACGATTTCTTTCCCGCCGGCCCTGCTCACGGTTCAACTATGCGCCCCCTGCCCTTCCTGAGTAAACGATTCAAAGTCGCATTTTTGCGCATAAAGCGCATTTTTGCGTAAAATACTCATCAGTGGCGCCCAAATTCACCCATCGTGATCGGTCCATCCTCCGAATGCTCTGCCAAGGACGTAGCCCCAAAGCAATGGCCGGCGAACTGGGAATCCTCCCCTCCACCGTCCACAAACATCTTGCTTCCCTGTGTGCCAAGGCCGAGGTCAGCGGCGCCCGCCAGTTGATTCTGTACGTCATGCAGCAGCCGCACTCTCTTCGCGCTGGCGCCGACTGTCAGCCCGGTCTCCACTCTCCTGGTTGCGCTGCTCGTTGCCCGTACTGCCAAGCCATGCTCGTGGCCTGATCCTCAGAAATTCGTCGTCGTCCTTCTTCCCACCACAGAAACCCGACGACGACGATGCTCTTTCCCATCTCAAGTACTTAAATCTCAATACGCTGGCCCGTGGTGGCTACCTGGAGGCCTTCCAAGTAGCCATTTCCCGGTAGCCCCGCCCTGGCTACATCGAAAAAAAAGGCTTGCATTCCGGCTTGCATGGGGTTAGAATCCGGCCATAGCCAAGAAGCCCAAGCCGATTACCGTCGTCGAGGCCGCCCATCGCGGCGGCGTTCGAGCCGCCGCTAACGCGACTCCCGAACAGCGCTCAGCCAGATGCCGCCACGCCGCCCAGGAGCGCTGGCGCCAGGTCCGCGAGAAGCGCGCAGCCGCCGCCGGAGGCGCCTGATGGCGTCACAGCCCGATCATCGCGCTGGCGTTCCCCCGCAGCGGGTTGCTCTGCCGGAAGTACCGCCGCAGTGTGGCCAGCGATCGGTGCCCAGTCTGAGCCGCGATCAGGAACTCGTTGACGTTGCTCTCGACCGCCGCCGTGACGAACCCGCTCCGCAACGAGTGTGCCCCATAGGACGCCGGGTCGCCACCGATCCGCTCGACCGACCTCTTGACAATCGCGGCCACCTGGCGTGCGCGCATCCGTCGGTGCTCAACGTGCCCTCCGCAGACCGGCAGGAACAACGGCCCGCGCGCCGCCCCCCGGACCTGTATCCACTGTTCGAGCAATCGCACGGGGCAGGTCCGTGGGTGCTTCCCGCGCGCCACCCCCACCAAGCGCCCCTGTCCGAGCTGGTCAGTCTTGTCGCGGTGGATCGTCAACACGACGCCCTCTGCCTCGAACCGCACGTCTGCCAGATCGAGCGTCGCCAGGCTGCTCCTCCGCAATGCCGACGCGAACCCCAGCGCCAGGACTGCCCGATTCCGCGCGTCGATCGGTCGCCCTTGGTCCCATGCCCCGATCATCCGCCGCAACTCGGAGATCGTGATGGCCCTCTTCCCGACCGCCTGCTCGCCCCTCTCGCGCTGTGCGGCATCGAGCGCCGCCCAGGCCCGCGCGTGCCACCCCACCGCCAGCCCCTGCCGCCGGTGCTCCGCGCCGATCGAAGTGAGATGCCGCCTCGCCGTCGAAATCTTCCGACCGCCACCCAGCAGATCCGCGAGGTACCCCAGCACGGTGTCCGTCTCGGCCGGCGCCGCCCCTCGCCCCGCGCGTGCGCACCATCCGCTGAAGCATCGCCAGTCCACCCCGTACGCGTACCGCGTGTTGGCTGCGTACCGCGCCTCCGACCGCGGCACGCTCGCCAGCAGCCGCCCCACATCCGGCGTCCCGCAGGTGTAGGTCGAGTCCACCCCTCCAACATCGGCAGGAACCCCCTCCGACTACAATGCTCTCTTCGGAGGTCCCCAGGGTCGTATACGTTAGATTATCAGCACAGCGAGGTCTTATGGCCGTTGCACCAGCTCCCTTGAAAGCGCCATGGGTACCGCCCTTTTTGGCCAAACTCGGCCTCAAGCCCGGCGAGTGGACCTACGCTTCGAAGCTGACCATCAAGGCGTTAATGCGCCCCAACTGGCCACTCAAGGCCCGGATCTGGGCCTGCCTGATGCTCCAGACCTTCGGCTACGAGTCGGACCTGGCCGTCATCATGCGCCGGTACCCGGGTGCCAAGCCCGAGATCTCGCCTCTCCTCGCCCACGAGATCATCGCCATGCTCGACCGCGCCACAGCCGCGGCCTGCAAGGAATCGGCTGTCGCCATCGACGACGAAACCCGCTTGGCGATCCGGATTTCCCGCCAGCACATGCGCCGCGCATTGGCAGAGATGGAGGACGATGGCCTTCTCATCCGCGTGTTCGCCCTCCGCCCGCTCGCGCAACTCCGCGGCCTCTCGCTGAACGAAATCCTCGATCAGAAGCTCGGAATCGCGCTCACCGACCTGCCCCCTGCCCGACGCAAGCAGCTCCACAGCGGCAGGAACCTCGTCTATCTGCACGCCAGGCCCAAGCCGGCCAAAGACCTCGAACTTCTGGTAGCCAAAAATGGCTACCAGGATGCCGCGCAATCCTCTGAGGGACCCATCCAGCTTTTGTTCGCCTTTATGCGCAAAAATAACCTCTCCAAACTCCTCGCCCGCGCCGCCGAACTCGCGCCGCGCGAAGACATCCAACAGGCCCTGGCCGCCTACAAGGCCGGCCTCGACCAGGTCAACGCCAACTTCCGCGAGTTCCTCCTCAAAGCCCTCGACTCAGCCGAACCCCTCCCCGGCCGCCCCGAGCTGGCCCCCCCTCTTCAGCCCACGCTGTTTCCCGCCCCCGAGCTTGCAGTTCCCGAGTCGCCGGCTGGCGCCGCTCCTCGACCAGGCCGCGTCCACGCCAGCCGCGCGGCTGCGGGCCCCCTTTCGGCGGCCGTAAATTCAACCGGCCCTGGAGAAGTGCCAGAGATGAAACCTCCGAGTCACCCTCCACCACACTCCCCTGCCGCTACGGCCGCCGCCCCTCTCTCCCCCGTCGAAGTGCACATCGTCCTCGACGCCATGCGGGCCTTCTCTGACCCCGACTACGCCGCCGCCCAACGTCTGATCCTCGCCTGCCGCGAGAAGATGCCGGCCTGCACCGCCGTCCTGGTCGCCGAAGCTGTCCGCCAGAAGGGCCCCCTCGCCAAAACCAACCCCGTAGGTTTCTTCCTCACGGCCGTGCCCCTGCTCTTCCACCAAGAAGCGTGGGACGCGAAGATCGCCGCCGATCAGGCCATCCGCGCCGACATCGAGGCCGGCAAGTACGGACGCCTCAATGACATCGTTGGCAATCCGCGCCGCTTCGACCGCCGAGTCGTCGAGGTCGCCTTCCAGATGTACGAAGCCCGCAACAAGCCCGCACAGAGCGAGCAGGCGTGCGAGGATTCCGCCCCGCCCCGCGCCGCCTCCGGAGGCGCCTCATGAACGTCATCCAGTTCACCATCATCCGCGAGATGCTGCCTGCTCTCTCGGACGACGACTTACAGCAGTTGACCGAAGCTATTCAGATCGTGCGCCGCAAGCGAGCGTTGCGGCAAGGCGAGGCAAGCGCGCCGCCGATCGCTGCCCCCATCGAACCACACGAGACGCCGGAGATCCGTTCTTTCCTGTCCGGATTTCCCGCGCTGAGGTAACACCCCATGACTCTCTCGGTCGCCGTGCAAGCTGCATTCGCAGCCTTCACGAAACTCACCGCGCAGGACAAGGCCATCTTCTGCGTCATGCAAGCTGGCCACGCCTTCAAAGCCGACGCCGCCTCCACCGCCGGCCGCAAAGCCGCCGCCACCAAGAAAACCCGCACCGCCGCGCCGCCCGCGCCAGCGTCGTAACCGCACCCATGAGATACGAACCCATCACCCCGCGCGATGTGTCTCTCGTGATCCGCGCCCTCGCCACCAAAGGCAAGTGGGAAGGCACCCGCGCTGGCTGTGACTTGCGCCTCGTGCGCTTCCATGGCCGAGATGGCCGCGACCGCATCCTCTACGCCGTGCGCATCAAACACACCTGGATCTCTGACACCGGCGCAACCGTCGCCGCCGCCCTCCGCGAGATCAACGACCTCATCGCCCGCGCCCCCATCCACGGCACCTGCGGCAACCGCCCCATGATCGCCGGCAAGCCCACCCGCAAACGCCAAGTTCCGTTCGTCCCTCTCGCAGGCCCCTCCCCCGACTACCTCCCCTACAAGGACGATTGATGCCGCTCGACCCCTGCGACTGCGGACAGCCCGGCGCCATACAGATCTGTGTCGCCGACCCGCACGGCCTGGTACTCGACACCGTGGTCCTCTGCGCCGAGTGCGCGAATGCCCGGGTGACCGGATGAGTCCGCTACGCGCGATAGATCTCTGTTGTGGCGCCGGTGGCTGGATCGAGGCAGCTCGCGGATTGCCCATCAAGTTCCGGCTCGCCGTCGATTGGGCACAAGACTGCTGCCTGACCGTCAAACTGAATCACCCCGAGGTCCCCATCGTGTGCGCCGATGTGACCCGCCTCGATTACGCGCGCCTGCGTGGAATCGATCTCGTACTCGGCGCCATCCCCTGCGAGCAGATTTCCACGGCCCGCAACGGCAGGAAACCCACCGACGATGCGATGGCCCGGTGGCACGCCCTGCTGGACGGAATGCTAGAAGCTCTTCTCGACATCGACCCCACTTGGTGGGCAATCGAAAACGTCATCGGCATGCGCAAGCACCTGCCGATCTTCACCCCGTACACCGTGCTGAATGCCCGCCACTACAGCGGCCAGGACCGCAAGCGGATCTTCGTCGGCCACTTTCCCCTTCCGTCGCCCCCCGTAGTTTCGCCTCGAAAGGTTCTCGCCGATTACCTCCAGCCAGGCCCCTACATCACCACGCCAGCCATCCTCCACGCCACGAAGAGGACACGCCACCAGTGGTATACCTCAGGCTGCAAACGGGTCATTCCCGCGGCGCTTCCTTCTCCCACGATCACTGACTTCGGTGGTCGCCATTCGCGCGGCTTCCTGGTCGAGATGGCGGACGGCCGCGAACGCCAGTTGCGCTTCGAAGAGGCAGCGGACCTCCAAGGCTTCCCGTCCACCTACCTCTTCGTTGGTTCGCAGACGCGCGCATGGAAGATGGTCGCGCAGGCCGTACAAATAGACTTGGCCCGCGCCATCCTGCAAGCCATCGTGGCCGAAGCCTCAGCGAGGCCCGCATGACCTACGACGCCACCTACCTCTGGACCTGCTCGTGCCGCGCCGAAATCCTCATCATCCGCCGCGCCGAGACCGCCCCCCTCGATCGCGCGGCCTGCCCCGCCTGCGGCTTGGTGGCTCTCATCACTCCGACCGCACGAAGAGAACACCGCCCCGAGCTCGCCAAGCCCTGGCCCCAAAACAACGAGCAAGCCTCATGAGAAAAAACGATGTGACCCTGCGACTCACCCGCCACGGCGCCCTCGAACTCGCCCGGTTGCTCGGCGATTACCAGCGCGCCGTCGACAACGTGGCCGAGGGAGTGGCCGCCGCCGAGCGCGCCAAGCCCAACCTCCGCACGCGCGCCGCGCTCGCCGATCTGCGCCGTGACTCCCGCCTTTGCGCGGCGTTTCGCGCGCTCATCGAGGAGTCCGCATGAGCGCCCCCAAGTTTCCGCCCCCCCCTTTGGCCCTGTCTTTTCGTGCGCTTCCCACCCCGCCGCGCCGGCGCCCCTGGGCGCGCGCCAACCTCGGAAACCCCCGAAATCCGGGCCTTTTTCGCAAAAGGCGTCACAAAAAGTAAACCTTCTGTGACACCAAAATCGCCCCGCCCTGCCCCCGCGCTATCAACGACTTGCCAGCCTCGCTCCCGCACCCCTTTTGTGACAGCCCTAATCGCCGCCCGGCCTTCGCCTTTTCTTCAAAAATCTTTCCGGAATCGACAAAAAGAGCTTGACAAAAACAGCAGACTGCGCGACAATAGGATTAGCCGCTACCAGCGGCAGGAGAAATATCATGCTGATTGAGCGGTTGACGCGATCCGCTGAATATCACGAGGAGCTGGCTCGGATCTGCCGTTCCCAAAACGACAGGGACGCCGCAGCCAAATACGCGCATCAACTACGCGCAGCGATAGCCCTGGAGCACCGAGAGGCCGAAGCCCAGAGGCAGACTGAGAGGTTGCGCCGCCACATGCGGCAAGCCGACGGCTGGCAAGACTGATCTCCGCCCCGCGCCTCTCCGCGCCAGCGGAGCGTCCGGCACGGTAGCCGGGGCCGCTACGTAACGCGGCCAGAAAGGATACCCCA